AATCTAAGCAATCTTTAATAGCATTCGAGACTGAAATATTTAAAAGAATATTAATCATGTCATCCGTTATTTCGCCGTGCTTCTTCAGATAATCAGCAATAGTTTTAGGTAATGGGTTAGCGTCCATATTCCAACCAACGCCGATTGTGTTTGCTCCGGCAGGGCATTTATAAGGTTTCTTTCTTCGGCCTTCGTGTTTTTCAATAAATTGTTCGATTCTCATCGCGGTAACTCCCTACGTTCAATTACACGGTCAAGTTTATTTTCAATCTTTGTCAGCCATGCGTTAAAATCATCTATAGCCGTGCATACACCGGAATGATCTTTGCAATGTCCATTTGTTCCGTTGCCATTACCGTTAGGCTTATTGGAAACGATAGCTATTAGCTTAAAAGCTACGGCTACGCTTCCGAGTATTCCGCTTCCTGCTGCTATTCCGCTTCCAATATCCATTTGACCGTCCTCTAGTAATCTGTTATGCGTTTGCCTTCACTTGTGGCCGGCAGCGGCAATGTCCTCAAGCCGTGGGTGTTCGAGCACCCAGCCGGTCACCCCTTTTACCAACATTGCCAAATTTCAATACTTACAAACCCGCTTATTCCGCCTACATTAGTCACCGCCCAATCTAGCCAATCAAAGTATGTTTTCTTAATAAATTTGTCGTAAAGTTCTTTAAGCAATCCCGCCAGAAAAGCTAAAAGCATTCCGGCTAAAGAAGCCTGAACGGGAATTGCTAATATCGAGATAAGAAAATACCCGATAATACAAATGACAAACCCCGCTATGAAATGTTTTATCTTATCGTTCATTAATTTCTCTCCTTATAATGCCCTATAAATATTCACCCTCGTAATCGCGTTAGCATCAAACCCCGATTCCACTGACTTCATATTTCTTGTACTTCCGTTTTTAGTGCTTAATAAGTGTAGGCCAGTAGCAGGGACATCGGTGAGGGCTTTAAAGCTTATGTCATCGAGCCTAGTATTTTTCCCTAGCGTCCCAACTACACATCCAATGTACTCAAAATTTATGGCGGTATAATATTTAGTTTTTTGCGTCCATGATACCGAATTGATGAGTATGTTTATATTGTCACCACTTGTTTGGCCAATTACAAGATAGCCATTTCCACCATCAACATTTTTCCCCCACGCACTAAGGTAATACAGTATGCCACTGGTTACAGCCGGTGTTTGTATTGCGCCACCATACATATTGCTACCGGCATAAATATTTATAGAAGCAGACCCACTTCCGCCTGTTCGTTCATCTGCAACAGATGATAATGTCGATAAATTTCTTACGTTCCACCCCGTAGGCGGGTCTCCGGTTTCCATATCTCCATTAGTAACGAGTTCATCACCCAACGCCTCCCCACCCCCAACCGCACCGGCGTAGGCTTGTGCTGACTTTCCCGTACTGTCGTAGAAAACAAAAAGGTACTTCGTGGAATCTGTATCGTTCCCAGCATAAGAGGAGAAATCTATACTGTCATGGAAAAACATAGCGCCGCCGTCTACTGTGGCAATGTGCAGAGTGCCGGAAACAGGTGCTTGTGTTGCAATCAGCGCACCATACGCATGACGACTTAATATCCGGTAAGTGTAACCCGCGCTGTCATTGTAGAAGGTGGTTAAAGTAGGCAGCAAGCCGAAGTTATAGGTCGCTCCACCGGGGGAGTTGGTTATGGTAATTCCTGCTGCGGAGGGGGCGGTGACTTGTTTAAAGGTACAATCATCTACAGCAAAAACATCTCCATTAGTAAGTCCAGTACCAAGGTCGTTACCTACGCGCACATTATTACCTGTGGTCAAAGTAATATATCCAGATGATGTTCCATCGGATGTCCGATACATACTGGCGGTATCTACGGTTTCCTGTGTACCTAACCGAAAATATATTCTTCTATCTCCAGCCGCATAATCACTTACAATGAATGATCGCTTATATAAAGACCTTGATACCAGAGATATGGATGTTTGAGTGAAAGCCTTGTCCCCACTAGCGGTCATTGTTACTTTTAGTTTATTACCGGTGAAATCCTTATCGGCAGTTGTTCCTGATTCCGTCCATCCAGTAAGGTCACCAGTACCAAAATCACCATTGGTAATTTTTTCAACAAGATTATCCGTTCCAAGCGTTCCACTCCCCGCCGCCTTTGCAAACCCGATTAGTTTCTGCTTATTCGTCACCGAGGTAATCTCAATAACGTCATTATGAGTCACTGCTGCGAGTAAGGCTGCGGAGAAATCTGCCCCGCCGGTCTTAGAGGTGTCAACGTCAATAAACGCAGTACCGTTAACAGCAGAGATTAAAACACCACCTGCTGCAACCGTGCCGGAAGTTATGACGGGTCTTACTGTTTGTCCGGCAAAGACATTACAGGCAAGTAATAAAAACGCTAATATTAAAGCTAACCGTTTCATTAACTACCTCCGTCAATAAAGGTTACATTGCTATATTTTATGGTTATCGTATTTGCAGTTCTCACCTCAAAATCGAAACAAGCTCCTGCGCTGCCATCCGAAGTAATCTTATTCCCGGCTGTTAAAGCAGTGCCCGTTAAAACAAAGTGATCTGAACCGTTACAATCAACACTAAATACGGCGGCAGTTGTGCCACTACAAAATGAACCCCATTGTCCTACAGATACGGCGGGTAAGGTTTGAGTATACGCTCCGTCAGTTATATGGGTCTTTCCGTACATATCGCTGGCATTGACTGCCTCGGAAGCTGAATGTGTAACAAATGCCTTAGCGAACACACTAGATGTTCCATCAAGATAATTCAGAACACGCCAGTTACCACTTCCTTCGGACACGATAATCATTCTTGCGCCGGCGATAGTCTTTATATCCTTAGCACCCGGACAGATTAAAGAAGTTCCGTTATGGGTTACTGTAAGAGCATCATCGAATATTAAATAATATACAGCACCAGCCGTTACAGTCCCAAAAGCTGTGATTGTGGTAGTGCCTGTAATGTGGACAAGGTTTCCTGTGGCTGTGGAAAGGTCGGTAGTGGTGGCAGAGGCTACATTTGCACTCTTGGCGGTTTTAGCTACATTACTGAAAGAAGCGATGTTATCTATTTCAACGCCGTGCGAAGTAGTCTTCTCACCGATGTGGTCGGCTTTTAAAGTATCAAAAGTCCCACCTAATTGTGAATAGGTAGCACCTGTTACCGTTGGAGTTCTAGCCAACAAATTCTTATAAGAAATATCATCAACGTATATTACTTTCGATATTGCCGCTCCCTGCGGTATCATCGAAACCGAACCGGCAAAACTCGTATGTGTAAAACGATTTTCAAACCACGGCGTTGTGGTTATGTTTGAATAAATATCAGCGCCGTTGACGTTATAGAAAGAGACTATTCCTGTAATCACTCCGACAAACTCATTAAAACCGTAAGCCTCAATTAAAATTGTGTTGTCCAGTTGGGTATTAACTGCGAGGGTTCCGGTTATTGCTCCATTCACACGACAATTTTCATATTGTAAAACCCATGTTCCTGAAGTAGTGGCTTCAAATTCACCCGAAATTAAGCAACCATGAAAGCCGACATAGATTAACGAGTCATTGGTTCTCTCTGCAGTTATCTTTCCGCTGATGGTCATTGCCGGACCCTTTTCCGCCCTGCCTCCATCTACGCCGATAAATTCAATCCTGTCGTAAGAACCGACACCAGAGTTAATAAGAATCGTTCCCGAAAGAGTTACTCCAGCTCCTTCAATCCTTAATGAACGTGGTCCGGTAATCGTGAGGTTGTCCGAGTATGTTCCCGGCGCCACTTTTACAATCCAACTTTTCCCAACGTCGGCATTGATAGCGGTTAAGGCTGCCAAGACTGTCTTGTATGGCCTCGAAACTCCACCGTCAGCCGTGTATGAGTCCGACCTGTTACCGTCAACATAGAGGGTGTTTAAAGTGGTCAGATTGCCGATAGTCGCCCCGTCTATAGTTCCGCCGGTTATAGCTACATTTGCGGCATCAGTAAGGCCGTTCGGTATTCCGCCGGGGACGGTTACTCTCGGACCAGCCCACGAAACAAAAGCCAACAACAAGAGGCCAATTATAATAAAAGGTATTTTACGCATTGCAACCCTCCTAATCCTTCTTAAAGGTAATGTCATAGGTGACGGTTCCCGACGTTGTTACATCAACATACATTCCTTTAATGAAAGGTATTTCATTATCGTTAAAACCTAAGGCAAAGATGCGATTAACTGCCGACGTGGGAATGGTTATAGTTGAAATAATTTTCGTACCGGATGCTGCGGTATTGTCATAAATAGAAACGGTAACGGCGTTTGTCCCATCAGTATGTACGACTATGCCCTTAAAATACCCGCCGCCGGTCGTAATCAGCGCATCGTCTGTGTTGCCGATACTCTTTAAATCCGCACCAGCGAATGACAGGGAAACCGCCAATAACAAGGCCAGAATGATTATTGAAACTATTTTTTTCATTTACTTATCCTCCATTAATTTATTTCGTTCTATCAATCCGGCTATGATACAAACCAGAAAAGCCGTGGTTGCTATGTGCATTGTGTAGTTTGCGCCCGCGTCAATGCAGGTAATCGCAAATGAAGAAAGCAAGATCATGTTCTTTGATTTGTAGAGATATTTTAAAGTTGAAATGACATAACCCAGCATCAGGACAAGGCCGACAAGTCCAATTTCAAACCAGCATTGAATATACTCATTATGAAGCGGATATTTGCGACCCCAGAAAGCGCCGGGACCGGAGCCGAATATTAAAGTTTCAGGGGATTTGATAATCTGGCTAAAGGCCATCATCCATTTCCACAGGCGACCGTCATTAGCAGACTGGGGATCAACGTAACCACTATTGATTAAATTATGAAATTGAGAAGGTGCGGAAATTATATCTGTGTAATAAGCGCTAAGAGTATATGTAATCAAGTATGATAAAGCCACGATGATTGCAATTAACGCATATTTCCAATTTTTATTTAAGTAGTAAACGCCTAAACCGATAAGTGCCGCCACAGTTCCGGGTGAGGGAGAAAATAATAAAACTATAAACACAATTGCGATAAGTGCTTTGATAAGATTGTTCTGGTACGGTTTGACCTCTTTCCAACTTAAAAATAGCGGTAATGATATGCCGATAAAACAACCTAGTATATCGCGGTTGCCAAGAGTACCTATAAACGGTCCAATATCGGCAGTTGATTGACCTGTCACCATGAAAAATGATAGAGTCCAATCCCAGGGATAAAACCCCAGGTATTGAGATACGGATATTATTATCTGTAGGACAACGGCGATCCGAATCACATGGTAAAATTTTTCGTCTTCAAGTTTACTCATGGAAACGAATTTGACGATAATCACCCCGGCCAACACAAAGAGCAATATTGACATTCCTTTTTGGGGAGTAACATTAAAGGGAATATCCGGATTGATAAGCGATCTTAAAAATAAATAAATAGTCCATCCGAATAAATAAATAATAAATGATCTGAGCCATACGTTTTTTAAAGAAACTGCCACAATAATTGACGAAGCCATCAACATAAATATCTGTTGGCTTTTCCATGACACGCCCGACGTCAACATGACAAAAGGAAGAATTAAAAATATTCCCAATATTGACCAAGTTGTTTTATTAACCATTTCTTTCATGCGTTCTTTTCCTCTCCCGTGGTAAAGAAAGCAGGGGATTTTCACCCCTGCTCTTGTTTTAATTAATTGACCTATCTGAGCCTTGTAAATGTGTAGTGAAAATATCCGTCACCGGTAGACGTGTCAGAGGTATAGCAAAGACTCTTTGCGTTTGTTCCAGTGACCACATGGCCGATATAAGATTTCCCGCCATTAGTGGTAACGGCGTCCGATCCGGTAATGGCAGTAACTAATAGATTTCCGTACGTGGTAACTGGCGTGTAGTCAATATTGCTACCACCGGTAATAACTCCAGTGTCGGCAATAAACCCAGCCGTGGTCAAAAGAACGCCGTCCCTTAGACCGTCCGCGTCCCCGGATGTTTCAGTGGAAAGCAATCCAACGTCAATTATTTTGCCCGACACTACGGTGACGACTTCTACCCGAACATCCTGAATTAAAGTATCAGCCACAAAATCAACGCCTGTATCGGTTTCAGTATTGGATGCGTGGCCACTTTCAAACCACATTGTTCCAGAGTGCTGAACCCCAATTGTCTCGTCTATGACAATAGAATGGTCATTAGGGCTGAATCCCTTGACGACTGCTGTATATCCGCCCGATGTATCAACAACGATCAAATCAACCGTTGACGCCGTGGTTCTGAATTTCACCAGGCCGCCGCATACGGTAGTAGAAGCAAAATTAGCGGCCGTAACCGGATTAGTAACCGAAGTTCCAGCCTTGTCTGCGTACGCGGTAAGTGTAGCCGCCGTGTCGCTATCTGCAGTCAAAACTTTAAAAGTGATTCCAGTTGAAATAAGTGTTAAATCTTCGCCGCCTCTTTTTGTGGCGTCCCTTTTATAAACTGCCGCGTAGTAATCGTAATTTACGGCAAATGCCGGAATCGCGAATACTGCAAGCATCAAAACAATAATTATACTTCTAAAAATCTTTTTCATCGTTTCCCTCCTTCTAAGGGTTTGTTAAGGGTTAAAAGTTGTCAGGGCGTTTCCGGCGATATTCCCCTGGCTGTCCTGTACCTGCATGAGAATATTGGCGGTGTCCCATAAAGCCTCGTAATCGGTATCAGTTACGGTCGTGTCATCATCCAACTTGTCGCAAAGCACATGAATCGAATGGACAAAGGCATAAAGAATATCGACAAGATTCTTTTCGTCGATTCCTCCCGGCCTGATCCATTGCGTTGTGCTGTTTCCAACTTTTGAGCCTGCCTCGTTTTCAATCTCCCAAAGGTAATGAGCGGTGTAAACAAGCGCCTCGTAATTGGAGCCTTGCAAGGTGTCCGTGTCGCATTGCTCGGTTAATGTTTCCATCATGTCAAAAATCTGATAGATACATTGAATGATGCTGCGGTTATTGATCCCTGTGGGTGACATGATAAAGAAAATATCTTCTTTTCCGGTCACGCCATTAGAGACCATATCCCCGCGCGAATTAGTGATTGACCCGTTAAATAAAGCGGTGAACACATTGGCCTCGTAAGTATCTAATGGAACGCCGCCATCATCATCGAGTTTCGCACAAATCCCCTTGATAGAACTGACTACCGCATAAAAACAATCAACGAGGTTACGCTTGGTTACTCCTTGCGGTTTTATTTGGACTTCTAAATTCGACATCTCTTACCTCGTTATAAGTCTTCGCCCTCCGCCACTTCGCGGATCGGGGCGGTTAAGTCTTCACCGGCGGTTATCTGATCCGCCGCCTTTTCCATTTCCAATTGAGGTTTAATCAGTTGGAAATAACATTGTTTCAGTTTATTGCTTTGGTCTGTGTCCAAAAGCATATAACGCTTATCAACAAGAACGCTTCCCGATTTGCTGTCTCGTTTGAAAATCAACTGCGCCCTTATGTAAGGATCGGGGACGAGCGCCCCGTAAAACATACCAGAAGCCGTCTCAACCGGCGTTGAAAACTGAATGGAAACATTAGGCACGTTGTTACCACCTAAAATATCCATTACTGACCGGCTATGATAAGTCTTCGTTCTCCTGTTGCTGGGGTCTTGGTGAATCGGGTCGGCTATGTGGTTGTGCAATACCCAATGAGTCAAAACAAATTCTTTCGGAATCATGGCCTTTTTACCGGCCTTGTCTCTTTCTTCCATTGGAATTTTAATTTTCTTCACAGGGTAGCCGTCGAACGGCCGCGCCACTTTAGCAACATCATCCGGCAACACTCCGACCTTAATCTTGGAAACGTCCAATGATTCAAATGTTTCTTCAACTATTTCACTTTTCCCCTCAACGGGGTCTATCTTTGGTTTAGCCATTTTAATATCCCTCCCAGGATTCCCGTAATTGGCGGCGGGTAGAGAAGCGGGAGTTCCTCTCTTTCGGTCAACAAGATCAATATCGACCTACCCGCCACATAAACGATTAGTTATTGCTCCTCATGGTATCAACGGCGATATATCCAATATCGTTACTGTTCATAACCAACTTGGTCACGCCGAGGATTGCGCCGATGCAGAAACCCGTCTTATTCTGATAGTCGAAAGTCTTTTCTTCCCAGATTTTCTTCTTGGAATAAGCTATTGCCGCGGCCTGACAGCCCATGAAAGACGCCTGAGCTCCGTTTACTGCTCCGCTGCCCCATGTGGTCGAAGTGGCGCAACGTGAATGCTCGTGAATCGGAACATTGCGGTGTGCGCCCAATGCGCCCGTAAATATGGGGTTATCATTACCTCTGATTGCCGCTTCCATGCGTGACTGATTCCATGAAGCATCACGTTCCATTAAATCGGCGGCCTGATCCGGAGAAATAACGATAATACCGGGAACCTGTTTGCCTTTATATGTAGGACCGACAACAAGTGGAGTCGCTTTCTTCGCGTATGTGACACATTTGGAAATAAGGGAAAGAGTCATATAATCCCCCGCTTCCAATGTGCCGGTAGTTGTGGCGTCCCCGCCGTAGATGGTTTTTGTTGCGCTGCCTTCAACCGCTGTAAAGATAAGCTGGTCAATATAAGCGCCATACCAACGCGCAAGCAGTTCTTTCATCCACTTCCTCATGTCAAGAAGTGTCCGCATTTCACTTTCGCGGCCTGCCGTTCTGATTGCCTGGCGGATCTGTGTTAAGACGATTGCATCGTCATACACATTAGGCGCAACTTCAGCGCCTTCCATCATTCCATCATTGGCCACGCCTGCGCCACTTATTTCCCTGATCTGAAAAACGTGAACCGTGTCGCCCTGGTTTCCTTCTAGTTCAGGGCGCTCCATTACAATATTGTTTGGTCCCTGACCTACGAGACCCTGACCGTAAAAATAAGACTCGGTTTTGCCCTCGATAAAGGCGTCTTTAGCCCATACCTTTCGCGCCACCGCGTCTCCTGTTGCTACTGACCAATCTGCCATAATAAAATGTCCTCCGTTATTGTTGACAGACTTTGTTTACTTCCATCCGATGTTAGGATGTTTCACCCTGATGCTTGCCGGCGCTTCTTTGAGAAACTTCGTAAGTCCGGCATCATCCAGACCATCAATGTGCTTTTCAAGCGCCTTGTCGTCCATTTCGGCTATTGCTTCCCAACCTGAAGGTTTATTGTCCCCGCCGTTACCTGTATCAATTGAAGCGGGACCGGATTTTTGAAGACCTTTGATCGCTCCTTCTGCGGCTTTGGTTCGCTCACGCTTAAAAATCTCGTCCTTGTTGGCTAACAGATAAGCGTCTTCAAGATTGTAGTGGACCTTCTTATTTGCGATCATCCATTTGGAAAGCCGGTCATATTCCCCGTTGATTTTGACAAGTTCTTCCGGTGTCCAATCTTTCTCTTTACCGGTAAGTTCTTTCGCCCGTTCAAAAAGGAATAAGTTTTTCTCTCGTTTAAAATCTTCATCAAATTTGGCTTTCTTTTGGCTCTCCGTTGCCGCTGCCGACCGTTTACCTTCAAGGTAGTTATTAACCATGAGGTTCGCCGATACTGGATCAGGTGGAAAATCTTCCGTTCCTCTTGCCACTTCGCCAATAGTCAAACCGTTGTATTTCCCGCCTGAAATAACCATTGAGTTGTAATCTTCGGTAGTTTCCGTATGCGCGGGATGTTTTGGCTCTGGCGGTTTATAGCCTTCGGGTTTTTCATCAGGGTAAAGACGATAATATTCATCAGCTCCTAATTCTTTAAACAAAGTCTGTTTCTGTTTTAATTCTTCATTTTCCCGGCGTAGATTTTCGGCATCCTTTCCTTGCCAATAAATCTTTTTAAATCTCGCTTCGGGAATCTTCGTTCCTTCTGCATCCGTGATGTAAGACCTGCCCTTTTTATCGGTTTCAATCTTAAATCCCTGTGCCTCAACGTCTTTCTTTTCATCCTCGGTAAGTTTATCCGGTTCATTCTTGGTTTCGGTTACTGTCGTTTGTTCCGTTGGTTTCTCAGTTTCCTGTGCGGGTTTTTCAGTTTCCAGGGTTCCAGTCCCTTCTGCCGGTTTCGCTTCTTCGGTTTCTTCAGTTGGTTTCTCCCCCATCTGAATCGCTCTTTCTTCGTCTGTGATCTCGTCTTTAAAAGCGTCTTTCATTTCTCCCATTCTCCTTTTGTGCGGGGTTTAAGATTACCCGGAACTTATTTGCAGACGGTAAACGCCGTCAGTCGTATCTTTTAGAGGGCAAAGAAAAAGGCGGCATAAATAGAGGGATAGCTCTATCCAGCCGCCTTAAATCTTTCTTACGTTCCCCTTTGACCCGTCGATCTAGGGGGAAACCCTAATTATTTATTTCTTCCAAAGTGATTTCCAGCTTTCCTTTTAACAGGTAATTATGAAAATCAATTTCTTCCGCCCATTTCTTTAGAACATCCTCAACTGGTTTATTCGTTATTCTCAAAATATCCTCGTTGGATAATTCAATTATTGCAGTTTTCATTTTGTTCCTTTTACTGTCTGCCCCTGCCGTATGGCTTCAAGTTCTTCCTGTCGCTTTTTCTCCATGCGCTCGGTAATTTCGTCTTTCTTTGGGTCGTCCGTGTAATCAAGTGCAGCCTGTGGGTCGTAGATACCAGCCTTGACCATTTCCATAGCCACGCCAGCCTTAGCCATTCTATTCGTCGGCTGGGTACTGCCTGCGATAATCTTAACGTCAATATCAATTAGGTCGGTCTTTGTCTGCCCGTTTTCTCCGGTCAGTTTATCAATGGCGTCTTTCCATTTTTGTTGAACAACTGAAGCTTCTGGCGGTATTGGCTGGCCCTTTTCGTCAACCTGTGGCTTCTCTTTATCCGGTGTCCACGTCCCTAATTCGTCCGGCTCGATCAGTCTTTCCCACATGGGACGAGGCCACACCATCAACATTAAGGCGGCAACCGCCTTGCCTAATCTCACAAGGGCGGACTCAAAAGTTAAGACGCCCGGACTGGATATAACGCCGACCATTTCAGTAAGGCTTAAAACGGTTCTGTGTGCCATATTGTTCTGTCCTGCGGGTATCTTGCCTTGAATAATATCGTTGATTTGATATTCATCGTGTATACTCTGCGTGTCCACTTGCAGCAGATTAATCAATTCAGCGCTGGTGTTGACCGGTCCCATTTGAGTAGGCGCAAAAGCCGCGTCTTTCGGTACTTCCACATAATCGCCGTGCTTTTCGTCAACAATCCATTTAATGCCGTTGGGAAATATCTTTAAAGCGTCAATGTTTTTACTTGCCAGATAAATTGATTGCATCCGGCGCTTGTTGGCTGCCCTGTTCAATTCTAAGGCTCTCGCTGTCTTCCCTGTGGGATATCCGTTTAATGTCCTGTCTTCCTGAAGCGCGATTAAAGGAAGTACCGGAGCGCCCTCGGTGTCTATCCCCAGTGGATTGACAACTTTGGAAATCATTTTCTTGCCGACGATAATCCGCTGAATACGTTTGGTGACAATCCGTTTCCACACAAGAGCAACAACGCCCATTGTGTCCTTCGCGGTCTTTTTGTCGGGGTCAAGAATCCAGCCATCCGCTTCAATGTCTGAATAGTTTTTATAAATCTTCCGTTTGTAACCGTATGTTTCTTTAGAATCGGGAATCATTACCCAGATTTCTTTTTCTTTCTTAAACTCCCAATCCTCAATTTCCCAAATGTCCTCCGGTTCCTTCTCGTCGGGGTCTGTGGTCGGTTCCTCGTTTGTGTCAACGGCGTAATTATCCATTCCGGTTTTATGATCGGGAACGTCGCCCTCTGATTCCTCTTTCTTGATGGCGGTAAACTGAAGGTCTTCTTCTTTTAAATCATCGTATGTTTCCAAAGCGTAATCTTTGGTTACAAGATGCGCCTTGCCGAAAGATACATCTGAATGGTCACGTTGTTTTGAGTCCTTACTAAAATAATAAGTTGTCGGGTCAATATCCTGAATTATAATCTTACCGAATATCCCCAAAGATGGGTCATGCTTGGCTTCCAAAACCGCCAGATTGCCGATGTTCTTCTCTTTGATAAAATCGTAAAACGTGACCGCTCCCTGATTACCGTTAATGACAAAATCCCAGCCTCTCTTGAAAAGTTCCGCAATGTAAAGATCACTTGAACCAATAGGCAGAAAGTTTAAGCCCGGACTCTTTGAAGTGATTAAAGCACTTGCTCCCTGAATATCCCGCGCAAGGTCATTTACCTGAATAGGTATTTGTCCCCTATTGGTCATTTCCTCGCGTTCTTTAGCTGTCCAAATGGAATCTTCTTTATTCGGGTCCAAAGGATAGGCAGCGGACCAGCAGCGTTTTCTTATGCGCTCCCATGTCTTGCGGTCGGGGTCGTCAATAAGATCGGCTTTGACACGCTTATAAACCTCAATTACTTCTTTGGGTGCGTCAGTCTTTTCTAATTTATCAAGGTTAATGTCCATTACTGTACCTTATCCGGGACTTGTATTGTTGCGTGTTGGAATTTGTGGAAAAATGCCACCATGAACCGCTGAGAAATCTTAACGCAATCCTCGTCAATCGGGATTATGACGGGGTGGCTTTGCTGCGCTTCGATAAAGCACTCAAAGATAGTCGAAAGAAACTTCTCACGTTCTTCTTCTGATAAATCGCTGAATTTATACCCTGGTATCTTGACGAATATGTCACGATCAAAATAAGCATTAAGTTCAAGAAGTGAAGACGGCACTACTCTATAACCTACCTCCACGCCATCCACTTTGGTCGTCATAACGATTTTAGGGTCACGTTCTACTGTTACCCCTGTTTGAGACAGGATAAGCCCTTCACGGTTCGGGTGTTCCACGATATAACGCAAGTCCTCACAGGCTTTCTTAAGTTTCTTTTCAATCGGCAATACCATTTTGCGCCGGTCGTTGCGTTCCATCGGTCTTAATGCGCCCATACACTCCCCTTGCTTTCGTCTTTGAGTCTGTCCCGCCAACCTGTGCCTTTAGGAATAATCTCTTTGGCTGGTTCACCTAAGTATTTATCGGCCTGAATCATCAGACCGCCAGATATAACGCAATCATCATGCTTTCCTATTTCCGCGCCCAGTGTCCCGTTCTCAAAGCGGATAAACGTGCTGGCTTCGTCAATCAGAATAGGGCAATAAATTGTACTTTTTGTTTTCTTAAACCATGTTCTTAAATCTCCACATAGTTCATACTTCGTGCCATTTGCTCCGCCCGTTGCCAGCCAGCCGTATTCTTTGGTTATGGCCTTACCGATTTTACCGGCGTTAACCCTGACGTATTGATTTGCTTTTAATGCTTCAAGGCGTTTGATTGTGGTGATACCTGATCCGTTACGTTCAACGGCTATTAAAGCCTTGTCGTACCAGAGCGACAGACGATAAAGCAGCGTTCCCCAGGTGTAGGCGTCAATCCGGTTTGATCTCATCCGGCAAACTATTCGGTCAAATTTGCGGTCGTAAACATAAGCAACGGAGTAATCCTCACCTAGTCCTTCCCCAACGTCAGAACCTATCACATAGCGTCTTTCCCATTTATTCCGGTTCCAGCCTTCAACAAGGTAATAAGGCCAATGCCATAGTTCAACAATTCCCTGCTTGTTGTCTAAGAGGTCAATCTCTTTTTCTTTGTTCCTGATTAAATCGCCCTTGACACCTGATTTAAAGTCATTGTGCCGGACAATATCAGAGCCGAAGAAAGAGCCGGACGCTGCCGCAATCGCTTCTTCTTCCGTTTCTGGGTAATGCTCAACAACGTCTTCTTTGGTCATGCCCGCGTCTTCCATCATTGCCCTAAAGTTCTTCGGCCGTAACGGGTGAGCCATCCATGCAAGGAATATCCGTTTAAAGCGATTTATCCCCTTCATGGAAGAAGTATAGAGGTCACGCACAAAAGCCCAGCCAGCGCCGGATTTGACGCTATTGGCTATGATAATCACGCGGCCTTTGGCTTGTTCGATTCCCGGATAAGATGAATTAAAGATTTGCTGAACGCTCCGGATTGTGTGTGCTTCGTCAATCACCAGCACGTTCGGTGTTTTTGATTCCGCGCCCATTTCGATAGTCGGCATGGATTTGATAGTGGAAATAAGATTGTCCTGATGTAAAAACTCGCATACTTGTTTGGTTCTGGTCTTCACCGGCGGGACCAGAAAAGAAGGGAGCCGATCTAAAATGAAATAAACGCGGTTGATAAACTCGATTGCATGATCTTCAGAAGCGGAAATTATAATTGAAAGGTGCAATGGTTTGGTGATTCCCAGCCATACAATCAGAGCAGCGGTAAGCCATGTCAAACCTACCTGTCTAGTCTTGAGAAGGATTAAAAGCTGTTCTGTGGTTAATTGCGGTATGATTCCCCGTTGTGCAGGCCACAATTCAAGCTTGATTGCCCGATTAAGTTCTTTGTCTTCGATATAGACGTACTTATCAAGAAAATACTCAAACGATTCTATGACGCTCTTACATTCGTCAATCTGATAAGTTAGGTCTTCGGCTGTGTTCATTTCTTCGCCTTTTTTGACTTCTCTTTAACTTTAGGTGCTGCGGGTTTATTCCCTGATAAGTGATTCACGACTGCGGCCATGATGTTGCCCTGATGATTCACATTCGCGTCAATCTTTTGGCTGGGGATCATATCTAAAACGGTTGCTCCCAATTTAGCCGCGTCTAATCTGACACCGTGAGCTATTAAATCAGGGGATATGATACATTTTCCACGGTCTTTATCATAAAAGACCTTATTTTCGTTTGCGTCTAATCCTTCTGAAATTCGCTGCAATACTTTTTTAGTGGTCAACTTTACATGGCCTGCCTCCTGTAATATTCTGGTTCTTGCAATATTCGCGGCTTCAGCGCCTATTTGTTCATTTGATTTCATAATTGTGCCTTTTATTAGACACAATTATCTCAATGATTTACTGATTTTGAAATATGGCGTATGAGTGACACAGGGGGTATTTATGGGGACAAAGTTTGTTTTTTCTTTAAATCGTCAAAATTTATCAGCCATTGATCTAATTCATAAGGAAGTGAGACGGGAGTTCCACCAGGAAGATGTTTTACTGGCAATGAATATTTTTTTTTATATCTTTTACAGGTACGAATATGAAGACCAACGTATTGAGAAATCTCTTTCCAGCCAGTAAGCCAACCTTCAGCCATTTTTTTTATCCTCATATTTGCTTATTGTTAATTTTACCACCTGTCGCCTATTAGCTAAAAGCGCCATTGCCGCTACGTCTTGCTCGTGTGATTCAAAAATATCAAATTGAACACGAAAACCGCCCTCAATCTTTAAATTCTTATACCCCGATATTTGCGCTATAATTTGCAATTTATCACTCATACTTTCCCCTTACACGGAGCAGCGCCCCTTCCACATTACCCCAATATTGCAATATTTCTTTGGGCGCCACCCCATGTTAATTTACAATCTCATATCCTTGTGATTTTAATTCTTTTGCTCCGGCAAGTGGATATTCGCGACAGCGAGCCTGCTTACATAGAGCACAACGAAATACATATTTATAATTAATATTATTCTTGATTTTATTGGCAAAGATTAACCCTTCAACACAATCAGGACATTCAAAATAGTTTTCTATTGATTTTTTTTCAGGGTAAGCCTGCTGCCATTCGTTATAGGTTGACCACAAAGCGGCCGTAAGATTTCTGGGGAAAGCCTCATAATTTGTTTCAATTTTTTTGGTTATCCACTTCACTGGCTCAGATGGGATTCTATTTACAAGCCGATACCAAAGTTCAATCGTTGATTGCTTTGGCTCTTTGCGTTCATAAAACGCCGATAATTCAATAAGTAAATCTGTAAATTCATCCATTTTCATTTTGTGCTTCCTCCGCCTGTTTCTTTTTTAGCCATGCCGCTATATTTCCCTCTGATTCTTCTAATTCAACTTCCCACATTTTCGCCTTTATCCAGCGTTCAGGGTCTTTCCATTCGGGGCGGAAGTCTCCATCCCTGGCATTTTCGCGCCAATCAATTTGTTTTCTTATTGCCTCAAGTATTTTTTCTATGGGTGGCAGTTGACCATTTAACTTTTTCCAGTTATCAAAAGCTGCTTTTTTTGATCCTGATTTTTTAGGGTATAATTCCCAAAAAGATAAAAATTCATGCGTATATATTGTTTTTGTAATAGTGTCTTTTGTAGTAGTTGTTTTTGTAGTACCCTTTTTTGGTAACGACGGATTACCTTCTTTGGTAACGCTAATTACCTTTTTTGGTAATGTTACCTTTTTCGGTAATGAATACCATTGGTGAAAATCCTTATTAAATTTATATACTTTTGCAACATCATTACCTTTTTCGGTAACGGTTATTACCTTTTTTGATAATAGTCCGTTAATCGCCCTAATCACATGGGGCTTAACAATACCTGTCATTTCAACAAATTGAGACAGAGCAATCGCGTCTTCGCATTTATTCCAACCATAAGTTTTTCGAAGAATACAATCAAGAATTTGCCTTTCTTCCCCGGGTATTCTTATGTGGCAAAGAGCGTCCATGATTTCATTGGATATTGCCGTGAATCCGTTTTCTTTTTGAGGGTTTGCCATAATTTCCTAAGGTTGTTGATTAATTCCAAACTTTTCCGGCCAGCGTTTCTCTCTGTAGGAAATCAGCGCCGCCGTATATTCTTTGGTCCCTTTTGCGATGTAAATATTCTTAGCCGGATTATAGACTTGCGCCTTACACGCTCCACAAAGACCATCGCCGACATTCCATTTTACCCTTTCACAATTACTACAGGCCTTGACTCTGTATTTCTTTTGATATTGATAGGGATTATTCTCTTTTGCATAGTCACATGATCTCTTTGTGTACGGAGTAACTTTATCAATAACCTCCCCGCACTTGACACAAATTCCGTTATTAATCATATTAGAGCCGCATTTTTGGCACATCAGGTTAATTCCTTTATCCAAATTATCTGCCCATTATGGACGATCCGTGTACTATGTTTTTTAGCCTGAATTTCAGCGTTTATAATTGCGTAATCCTCGTTTTTATGGCGTGAATAAATTAGCCAATTATTATCTTTGAAAATATCTACTCTGTATTTAGCAGTCATCAAACCACCTGTATTTTAATTCTCGATAATTTTTACAGGGTAAAGTGCTTCAACCTGTTTTTTCTTCATGATAAACATCGGTGTTCTTTTCCCTTTTGTGTCCTCAAAAGTATATGTCCCGTTTTTCCAGAATATTAAGAAATCCAGCACGTATTTAGTGTTTCCCGGCAGATAAAAAGGAACCTGCCGGAGAAACCAACATTCTCCGGCCGTTTGGAGCGCCTTTAATTCCAAATAGCGCTTACGTTCTTTCTTGGATCTGAATTTAATATTATCTGCTTCGCAAATGACATTGTGGAATTTGTTATCTTTGTCCGATAATGGCATGGTCGGGAAAAGTGATTTAAGCGGATGCCTGTTTTTCAACGCTTCAACCTCCGCCATATTGTTAAATCTTAATGTTCCTTTAGCCATTCTCTATCCACGCTATCTGTTAAATATTCTTTAATTTTTCCTGTAGTAAATCTATTTTAAATTGTATTCGTTCCCGTTCTAATTCTTTATGTTTCGGGCTGTTAAGAAATGCCTTTCCGCACTTTTCCGAACAGCAACTGTAATTATGTCCCCACTGAGTACTCCCCATTCTTGCGCCCTTCCATTTCCACGGTTCATCTTTTTCTCCACAAACAGGGCAGTCCGCGGCCATGTAATATTGATCTTGATTGCAACTCATTACCCCTCCTTATATCCATTTTTATACATTGTACGTACCCATGACTCGTCACATCATAGGTGTAGCCATAAAGGTCATCATAGGGGAAGCATATGTCTGGGCTTTGCATTATTGCTCTCCAGATTTCTCTTGCCGAATCTTTACAGGGGAAATGAACCGCCTTACTTGCGTTTTTTGTCCATCGGTCTTCACCCGCACAAAACCACTCAGTATCAAACGGTATAGAGTTCCGTTCGATCATATAAAAACTATTGTCCATTTATTTCACCTCTCTAGCATGGGTTCATCAATAACAATTCTGCCTTCCAATTTTTCTATTGTTTCAAACGCTCTTGCTAAATCATCTTGAATAATGGCGTATTTATTGCGCCAAATCTCATCACGTTTTTTATATACTTCTACTTCGCGCTCTAACCTTGCAAGTCTTCGCTCTATTCTGTCTTTTTCTTTTTTTTCATTTATCGGAGGGCACGTACAAAACGACATAATGTCGTAATCACTCATGCCGCAACCGCAAGCGGCAGCTACGCCCATACAGCCGGGTATTAAAATTCCTTTTTCTTTATGACATCGTGTCATTATGCCCGCCAACCCCTCACACCAAGGCGTTTCAACTCCGCCATGAGCTTTTCTTTCCACTCTTCCCGGTAAATCTCCGGCGCCACCGTGATAATCTGATTTTTCCTCTCGATTACTTCTTGCAGCCATTCAATT